GCCGGGCCGTCGCCTTGGCGACCCGAGCCTCTTGTTCGGTGATCTGCTTGGTCAGGCGCTCTTCGGCGCGGCCGAGCTTGTCGCGCTCGGCGGTCGCATCCCGCAGGCCCTTCGTCTGGTCGGCGAGGGTGGCCTTCGCCTTCGTCAACGCAGCCGCTTCCCGCTCGACGGCTGTAGCCGCCTGCTGTGCTTCCGCCTTCAGGCGTTCCGTGCTGGCGGCGGCTTCGGTGGACTGACGGGAGAGATCGTCGAGTTCCGCGACGGTCCCGGCAACGGCCTTGTCGAGCCGGTCTACGGCCTTGGTCGCGTTGTCGAGCGAGCGCGCGATCTGCGTGCCGAGGGTGGCACCCCGCAGGCTCTTTTCGAGTTGATCGAAGGACGATCCGAGGCGGGTCAGCGCCGTCTCGGATTTCCCTGCGCCCTTTACGAGATCGTCTTGGCTGTCGGTGAGGGAGTTGATGGCCGCCGTGACGGCGTTAAGCGCCTTGGCGGCTTCGTCTTTGGCCCGGACGACGAGTTCGACATCTTTCCTCGCCATCCCCTATTCCTCTCGTGTGGCGGCCTCGTGTGCGTGTGTCTCGATATTGAGGGATGCGATGTTCTTGTCGAACTCCCGTCCCGCCTGTTTCGAGAGGATTGCGGAGACCGCCAATCGGGTAAGAGTCGCGCGAGTCACTTCCAATCCATTGAGACGTTCTACCACGATGTTGTGCTCGTCCAAAAGCATCGAAAGGGGGTAGCCGCGCGCCTCCGGGTGTCCATTCCCAAGCAACAGGCTTACTTGCTTGCGAAGGCCCCAATACCACTGCCGGAAGCCGTCGGTGCGTTCAGGCTCTCCATGCTGCCCTTGACGCCCTCGGCCATCCGCGTGACGATCTCCACCAATTTTTTTAGGTCGCCCTCCCCGGAGAATGTGAGGCGGATGATCTTCTCGATCGCATCGAACTGGATGCCGACCGGGAGCCGCGAAATCTTGGCGGTCTGATCCGGCTCTTCCGCCGCGATGGCGATCATGTCGGCGACAGCCTCGGGGAACTGCCCGATGACCGACTGCACGAGCATCCCGAGGGTTTCGGGCCGCAGGTCGTGCTTGCCCTTCATCTCGGTAAACTTGCCGTAGACCAGAACGAGAACCGGGCCGTGTTTGTTGACGAGCCGGGTGATGTCTTCGAACGAGATGCCCCGGACCGTGAACGAGTTCTTCGCGTCGATCTGGACTGTCTCGGTCGGCAGTTCGTAATCCCGCAGTCCCATGTGCGGTTACTCCTGTCGGTGAGAGTTGCCCGCCGCCGGGATTGGCGACGGGCTGAATCAGGTCGGCCGATCAGGAGTAGGCGGGCTTGCCGTCCATCGTGATCGCCGGGCTGTTCGTCGGCTTCAGGATTTCCAGATTGAACGGAATCTGCTGCCACTCGTCGCCCTTCAAGGCGTAGTCGCCGTTCGGCGTCACCTTGATCCACGGCATGTAGTAGTTGAAGTCCTTGCCCTTCGGATTCGCGGCAATGAACATCAACGCGCCCTCGACCGCATCCGAGCCGGAGATCACGCGGTCGCGGGTGGACGCTTCGACGCCGAAGAACACGTCGATGTCGTCGCCCTCGCCGATGGCCCCGCCGTCGATGATGGTCAGGATGCCGTTGTCGTAGTCCACCGAGTAATCGGTGCCTTCGACATAGGACGTGCCGGTGCCTCCCGACAGGGTGGCCCCACCCCACGAGGTTCCCGAGCCGTTCTCGGTCGTGGCGATCGAGTTACCGGCCGTGCCTTCGACCAGCGCCGTCACATCCACGTTGGCGGTGTCCAGCGCGGCCGAAACGTCGGGGTGCGCCAGCGTGCCGGTGCCGTAGGTCGTGCCCTCGCCAGCGCCCGCGTTGATGGCCGCCACGAGGTTCGCGGCCGTGGCCGCCGCCGAACCGCCGATGTCCACGTCATACGGCAGCGACGGGGCGGCCCGGAGCACGTAGGTCTGGTCGCCGATGGTGATGGTGTCGCCGTCGGTGCCCGTGCCGGAGAACGCCAGCGTGCCCGTGGCGGCCACGAGGGACGCACCTTCGTCGGCAACATTGAAGCCGACCTTGGACAGACCGAAGTAGCCCGCCGGGTTCGCGTCGGACTGGCCGAGCTTGTAGCCGTGGCCGGGGATGACACCTTCGATCGTCTCTTCCTGCGACACCGCGCCGACCTGCGTGACGGTGGACGCATCGCCGAAGAAGAACAGGGCGATGTTCTCGGGGTCGATGTTGTCGGTGATCATGGACCCGGTGCGCGTGACTTCCAGCACGACGCTATCGTCCTTCTCGCGGATGCCGTAATCCGACGAGAAGTGATCCAGATTTTCCGACTCGATGGTCAGGTTGAACTCGGGGGTGTTGCCGATGTAGCGGAACCCTGCCGGGGTCTGCGTGCCGGACTTGAAGCGAGAGAACATGATCTTCCCGCGCCCGAGGGTGTAGTTGTTGGTGGTAGCCATGTTTCTCTTCCTCTCGCTGCTGATCAGGCTTCGAACGGGTCAGCCAAATCTTCTACAATGTCCAAAGACAGGTTCAACCAAAAATACGCCTTGGCCGATACTTCGTCGGGCGGACGCACTACTCCGGCCCCGATGCGCATGTCCGTGATGTGTTTCCCCATCCCGAACAAATTGAAGTCCCGGTTCTGGCGCTTGGTCAACGCCAGCTTCTTCTTCACATCCGCCATGAGACGATGCGCAGGGCGCGTCGGCTTATGCTTATCGTCCTTGACGAACCCCTGAATCAGCAGTTCCCAAGTCCCGTTAGAATAGGACGAATCGGGCGGCGGCACAATCTGGTCAAGGGGGATCGGCACTTCCAAGATAGAGACGAGCGGAATCGGGTCTTTATCCCCGAAGATCGCGCGGCCCCACACAACCCGGTCTTGGCCGAGATCGTGCATGTAGCCGCCCGCAACCGAGATGCTGGCGATGTCGGCCGCGAGCACGTCCAGAATGCGAATGCGCAGGGGTTCGATCACAGGGTCAGCCACGACGAAGCTCCAACAGCCGCAGGAACTCGCGTTCCATGAATTGCGCCAGACCCGGCGAGATGTCTTCGGCCACGCCCGAACCGTCGCGAGCGCGGAAGACCTGATCAATCGACGGGCCGTAGAGAAGGTAGAGGTTGCGATCGAGCTTGCGCACGTCGCTCTTGTTCCGCAGCACTTCGCCGGGCTTCAGACGGACCGCCAGCCCGAGGTTGTTCCGCGTGTCGATCTCGCTCGATCCGGCCCGGAGCTTGACCAAGAAGGCCCGCTTCAGGAACCGCGCCTTGCCGGGGGCGACTTCGACCCGGACACCCGCCTTATTCGGCTGCGCCGTGCCGGTCACGAACCGGGCGAGCGATGTGGCGCGCGTGCGGGCGCGGATGCGGCCTTCCAGATCGGCCCGCTGCGCCTTCTTGGACACGAACAGGCGCTTCTCGGCCGGGTTGAGGTATCGCGCCGGGAAGTTCACTTCGTCGCGGATTTCTCGGGCCGCCTGCGTGCGGCCGCGCTCGGTCGTGCGGTTGATCGCCTGATAGGCTGCGACCTTGACCCGCTCGCTCATACTGGCGGCTTCCTGAAGATCGGTGATCCCTTCGACGAAGACAGCATAGGCCATTAGATCGCGCCCTCCGGGTATTGGAAGGCTGCGCGTTCCTCGGCCGTGAGGATGGATACCTCGGCCGTGCGGGTCGCGCCGTCGGGCTCGTGGACGTGGTTGATGCGGTAGCCCTCGTCCGCCGAGATCATGACGATCGCCATGTTGTCGGGGTCAAGCTGCTCGCGCCAGAAGATCAGCTTCGGGATTTGCGCCTCGGTCTCGGCGTAGCTGAAGTTGGTGCCCTTCAGGTCGCCAAGCTGCGCGTTGAACTTGGTGTGGACGCGCACGTCACACGCCTGCGGCGAACCATCGTCCGTCGCATAGTAAAACGCCGGGACTCGCATGGCTTGATGCAGGTCCCGGCGCGCTCGTGCTTTGATGGCACGAAGGCTCATGGCTTACACCAGATTGCCGTCGTCGCCGCCCTCGTCGCCGTCGTCGCCATTGCCGCTGCCGGAGTCGGCATCGCCGGTCGAACCGGCGGTCTGGCTGGACTGCGAACCGCCACCGGCCTCGTTCTCGGCCTTCAGCGGGTCCTTCTTGGCGGTCTTGGCGGCCTTGGTCGTCTTCGGCTTGGCGGCGGTCTTGCTGGCCGGAGCCTTGGTGTCGTTCTCGCGGGCCGCGTCGGCGTCGGCCATAGCCTGCGCGCGGTCGAGCGGGACGGCGACCTTCTCGTTCTTCTCGGGGTCGCGGATGGCGCGCGCCTTACGAAGCTGCGCCTCTTCCTCGGGCGACTGCGGAACGAAGACGGTGCCGGGCTGGATGATCTGCTTCTTGCCGTTGACGGTGCGGTGGATTTCCGACCGGGCGATTACTTGGGCCATTGGGTTCTCCGGGGTTGCTGCTTCGGGATGGATGGGACGACGGGCCGTAGCCCGCCGCAGGCCGTCCTAGAAGGGAAAGACGGCGAGCCGGAGCCCGCCGCCGCCCGTCCAGCGACGGGGATTAAAGGACCGTGGCCCGGAGCGTGTTGTTCGGGTTCACGGGCACCATGAGCGGTGCCGACTGGTTCATGATGAAGGTCGCCGACGGGTCCTGCTCGTCCCACATCTTCGGGAAGATGGCGAGAGCCTGCCAGTTGGCGGCCTTGTCCTGAATGGCACCGAAGGCGCGGACGCCCTGCACGCCGGGGCCGGTCAGAACGACATCATCGGGGTCCATGAACGGCGTGGTCGTGCCGTCGGGCTCCTGATAGTAGTCGCTGTAGACGTAGACATCGAGCGTGCCGGACAGGCGGCCGACGAACTCCACGTCCAGACCCTCGCGGATGCCGAGGTTGAGCGCGAGGCCGTTGTTGCGGTCGCGGATTTCCACCTTCATGAGTTCCATGAGGGCTTCGTCCTCGCGCATCACGTCCCACACGTTCGCGCCGACGGTCAGGCGATTGGTCGGACCGCCGAACGGAGCCTGCCGGACACGGGTGCGCCACGCTTCCACGTTGCGCAGGATCGAGACGCCGGTCTGGCCCCAACGATCGCCGCCGGTCAGCGTGACCGTGTGGTTCGCGGCGCGGTCGAAATCGACGACGGTGCGCGGGTAGCGCTCGTCTTCCAGAACGACTTCGCCGTAGATGATCGCCTGCGCGGCCATCCACTCCCACCGGCGCTCGATCGAGCGGCGATGCTCGCGCATGATGTCGGCCACGATCGCGTTGTAGCGCTGCGCCGGGGTCTGTGCGACCGGAGCCGCCAGTTCGCCGAGGCCCGCCGCCCGCTTGATCATGCGGCTCGCCGTCACCGGGTCCTTCGGCTTCACGTAGGCGGGCTTCACGCGAACCATGCGCTCGGCGGCCGAGTAAATCGGGACGCCCTGCGCGGTCGGCACGACCAGCGGCGCGAGCTTGCGATTGCTCGTGATCTTCGTGAAGTCGATGTATTCGTCGGTGAAGTTCATCACCGACGGGAAGCACAGCGACAGCCAGTAATTGCTCGGCGGCTGCATCATTTCGTCGTCACGCATGACGCCAAGCAGCGTAGCCGTGTCGTAGATTTGGTGGTTGATCATGGTCCTCTTTCCCCTATTGAGACAAGGCTACGCGGATGGAACAGTCCGACGCCCGAAGGCGTCAGACGGCGATCTGGTCGTTGTTGAACTTCTTCTTGGAGATGAAGATGTTCGGGCTGCGGGAGCCTTCGAAGGCGTGCCGCTTCTGGTCGTCCGTCCAGCCAGCGGACCAGTTCAACTGATCCATGTCCCAATGACCTTCGCGGTAGAAGGCCACGGACATTTCCTGACCGTTGGTCATGACGACCGGGTGGGCGAGAATGCCGAACGGCAGCGCGTCGGCATCGTCGGCACCGCCGGTCATGTTCGCGCCGGAGACCGAACCGTTCGCGNCGGTCGCGAAGGTCTTCGCCAGCGTGATCGAGTTGCCCTCGTCGCCCGGATCGCGAGCGTAGAGCGTGGTCACGCCGGTCGAACCGGCGACGGCGTAGACATCCGGGTTCGCCACGGTGCCTTCGCCGTAGGCCGTGCCCGTCGCCCGCCTCGCCGTTGATGGCGGCGATCAGGTTCGCACGGGTCGCGGCGATGTCCGCGCCGATGTCAACTTCGTATGCGTCGTCCGGGGTGCCCCGGAAGGTGTAGTCCTGCCCGTTGATGGTGAACTTGTCGCCATCGACCGGAACGGCGTTCGCCATCGTGAGCGAGCCGGTCGCTGCGCCCTGCGCCACACCCGGCAGCGGGGCGAGCGAGAGGACGCCCGCGATGACGGTCACGACCGAGTAGATCGGGAGATCGAGATCGGCACCGGCCGAAACGGTCTCGTGGGTGGTGGTCGGAACGCCCTCGCCGTAGCGGGGCTCGCCGGGGCCGCCATAGGACTGCGTAGCGAAGCTCGCAATGCCGGGAGCGCCGTGACCGAGAGTGGTATCCTGTGCCATGTTCTGATCTCCGAATGGTTGGTTGCTGCTGTCGGTCCCGACGCCTTGGGGGTGGCGGGCGGCCCGTTAGGCCGCCTGCTTCT